GCCAAGCGCGCGCCCGAGCGGATCATCCGAGCGATCGGCCAATGCTGGTAGACAGATCACCTCCCAGTAATGCCCATCCCTACATAGGATGCGACCCGACTCTCCGTGCCAGTTCTCCGGCAGGATGGACCCGGGCAAGTCATCCTCATGCCACCGCGTAGCCACGATCACGCGCCAGCCGCCGGGCTTGATACGACTGCGCGCATCGTCGTCGTAGGCGGCCTTGATCTTCTCCCGCATCGTTTCCGACTCGGCTTCCTCACGACCTGCCGTGGGATCATCGATCAGGAGCCCGTCAGCACGATTGCCCGTGAGTCCAGCCAGCAAACCCGCCGACATGTATTCAGAGCCATTGGTGAGCGCCCATTCGTTCGCAGCGGTCGAGCCAGAGGCCAATCCTTCGCTGAAGATCGACCTATATTCAGGACTCGCAACGATCTGCCGTGCGCGCTTGCCATGCTTCCTGGCAAGGTCCGTCGCATAGCTGCCGAGGATGATCTGCGTCCCCGGCTTCCTGCCCATCGCCCAGGCGGGGAACACGACAGACGTGTAGGTGGACTTCGCCGATCCGGGCGGCATGAACACCATGGCCCGGCCACCTGGCGTCTCGCTGATCCGTTGCAACGTCTCCATCAGCAACCGATGGTGAGCGGCAACGCGTGTCTCGATGGCCTTGAACTGCCATTCGTCCGGGTCGTCTGAAACCGGCGCTCCTGGAATGACAATCTGCTGGCTGAACTCCAGCAGGCACACTCTTGCCTTGCGTCGCCGTAGCAGCTCCATTGCTGCCGCGGCGGGGTCCACGGTTACTCCAGAGACTGGAGCTCCAAGTACACGTCACAGGTTGCTGCCGTGCCATGTGCGACGCCGACGCGGATATATAGCGTGTCGGAGGTCAGGGAGTCGGCCGATACAGCGATGGTTCGATCGTTGAACTTGGACGCCGCCGTAAGGCCGGTTGCCGTGGCCGGCGTAACGACAGCCGTACCACCAGCAGCCGCAGCTGTGTATGCGCCGATTGTGGCCGAGCTCGCCGCGAGTGACGTGCTCACGTTCGTGAGCGTCATGCGGCGGACGATGTATTTCGCGAACGGAACATGCACCGCAGTATCCGCCACGCTGTTGAGGTTCACGCCACGATACTGGAGCGTGTACCCGCCATTGACCTGCAAGCCTTGCTGACTCATTTCGATTTCCTCAGTTCATAGTGGAGGTGAATTGCTGATTTCCATTCAGGGCAATTGCCATCAATTCGTCGTCGGTCAATTGACGAGCTGGCATATTGCTGACCTGTGCGGCTACTACGGTTGTTGCGAGCCGTGGCGCGTAATATGGCGCGGCGGCCTTTGCGGCATCCATGCGTTCTGCGAACTCCGGCGCATGGCCGTCGATCGCTTCACCCCGAACAATGCGCAACAGAAATTCGTGTGGGAGCTCGCCAGTCTTGGCGGCGGCCTCACGAGCCCTTTGGGTGATCTTGTTGACGGAGCCTGGCTTTCGGCCTGCTCCTTCTCTCTTTCCGCCTACCATCGGACTTCCCTGTTAACTCTGGCGCGGACTCGGGCGGGTATAGGGGCCGACAAAGCCTCCACCACCACCGCCAGAGAGGCCGCCATAGTTGCTCGGGCTGAGGCTGCCGCTGTTGACCTGGAACGAGTGCATGCCGCCTCCGCCGTTCCACACGCCAGCGCCGAATCCACCGCCGGCTTGGCTATAGCCGAACTGATTGCCGTTCATCATCTGCGGGTTGCCCGCGATGGCTCCGCCGCTCTGGCCGGGGCCAATGCCGAGGTTTCCGCCGGCCTGGGGACTGTTGTCGTAGTTCTGGCTGTTGCCGGGGAGGAGGCCGTTGATCAGCTGCGCGCTATTCGTGGGGTTGGCGCCTTGGAACTGGCTGCCCATGTTGTACAGGCCGTTGTTCAGCGCACCCTGTCCGCTGTAGCTGCCCATCAGGGCATTCATCAGGCCAGTGTTGTCGTGGCCGCTATCGGATCGGCTCTGATCGCCTGGAGGAAGAATGGAGTTCTGCCGGCGATCGTTCGCCTGCGACAACGCATTGCCAAGATGCTGGTTGGTTTGATTGAGGTTGCGCGGAGCGAATACGAAGCGATTCAGCAGCGTTCCGGCGCCGGGCAAAAGCCGATTGGCGGCAAATGTGGCGAGCGCCTGCCCCGTATGCTCAGTGAGATTCGCGCCCATATTGCTGAAATAGTCGCCGAATCGGCTCATTGGGCTATTGCCTCTCACTCATCACTAGGGATTGCAGAGCCTTCACTTGTGCGTCACAGGCGGCTGCGGCGCGAACAATTCGGCTCGCACTTGTTGCTCGGTCTGCGGCGGCTGCATCAGGCTCGGTGGTGGGGGTGGAAGTTGGGGACACACGACGGGCCGGACATTCCCAACGGGGTTGCAGCCAGACGTTGCGATTGAGTACGTCAACAAGCAGGCGATCAGCAGCGCTTTGCGCATCGGTCTTGCCTCGTTCGTATTGCTCGGCGGATGCCGTGCCGGCCTGCGTCGCCTTGTGTTCGGCTTCGCGGGCGTCGGCCTGTGCCTCGGCCAAGCCCTGCGCGTAATCGCGCTGTAGCGTTGCCAGTGCGCCCTGTGCGCCATGCAGGCGGATGGTTTGGGTTCCCAGGCCGAGCCATGCCACGAGGGCAAGCGCAGCGAACCCGGCAGCGCGCCAGCCGCCGAGCAGGGACATCAGTGCTGCAATCATTTCTGCAAGCTCGCAGGCGGCGGCTTGTCATCCACATTGCACACCAGCGCCTGCGGCTTCATGGCTGGAAACTTGGCATAGAGCGCGCGCATCAGCAGGATTTGAAGTCCCGGCGCTGCCGCTCCAACCATCATTGCCAGCACGAAGCCGAGGCGCGTCGGATTCAGTGCGAATGCTGCGGTCGTTGACGTACCGAACACGATCAGGCGCGTCAGCCGCTGCGCGTAGTACGCGTCCATGTTCGGCGGCAATAGGCGCGCGATCGCATCCGTGAGCGCGATACCGAGCCCGAGGGCTACGCCGGCCGCCAGCACTTCGTCATGGTGGATCAGCTCCATCACCTGGAGCCATGCCCATTTCAGCAGATCGAACATCAGGGGGAGTCCAAGTGCTTGATGATGGCGTTCAACGTTCGCTTGAACTCCGGCGCGGTGCCTTCGGGCAACTCAGTCGCCCAGTGGCCCCGGCCATTGGAATGCGCGGTAACAGTCCCGAGAAGCCTGTAGACCAGCTCGGTAAGCGTCTGATGGTTCTCGGCGTACCCCGCGTGAAATTCCATCATGGCCAGCGTGGCCAAGCGGAACCGCTTCAACAACAGCAGCCTTTCCGACGTTTGCAGCCCGAGCGGTTGAACGGTATCCGCCTTCTCCGCTTCGGCTAAGAGAATGGCCAGTTCCGAGAGTGGCGTACTCACGCATACCGCTTCACGGCTTCATGGTAGGCGCCAAGGAGCGCGGATATCTTGTTTTCGTGCTGCCCGTAGCCGGCGCCTGGAAGGCTTGCCCAGGTCGGCGCGCAGCGCTCAATGGCATGCTCGATCCGGCCTGTCTGGATGTCCTTCAAGGCATTTCGCTCCCGAATCAGCTCGATCGCTCCGCGGTCCTGATTCCAGGGCGCGAAACTCGTCAGTTTCAGATCCGCCGCAAGGGCATCCCATGTGCGGGCGAGGAATTGGTAGCGACCCGCCGCACTGGACGTAATGCCCAATTTCGGCAGTTTCACGAAAATCTGCGGATGGTCGTTGTAGCTATCGAACCGGTGCACATCGTTCCATGTGGAACCAACCAGCACGTCATAGCCGTCATCGGAGACGGCCAAGAGCTTTGGACCGAGCTCCGAAAACGCGAGCATGTCGAGGAACGCCAGCACGCCAATGCCGCCTGCGCTGGTGGCATCGAGTCGGGCCATGCGGACCTCGTAAGGGCGGCGTCCCTGCGCGGGCAGGAGTCAGGGGTACTCGCGGGAGTTGGCCGCCGGGACGCCAGAAACGAAAAAGCCGCCACGGTTTTACCCAGTGGCGGCTTCGTACAATTGCGACCATCTCACGGTTTTTGTACGTACACAAGCCTATGCAACTTTTTCTTCGCTCGTGTCGTAGGAAAGGCGAAGCCATGCAGCGACATGCACGCGTGCGATTCGCAGATGTTGGTAATACCCGACGCGCTGGATCGACTCGCCGACCCTACGAAGGCGTTGCAGCTTGGAATAGATCGGCTGTCCAGGTGTCAGATATTCGCACCTGATGACCAATGCTGGCAGCTTCCCATACGGCTGCTTTGCGAGGGCGTCGATCGCTTCCTGCACCTCGTCAGCTGCGGTATTGAGCGGAACCTGCCCGAGGCCGGTAGGCGCGCGCCCTCCCCACTTCACCATCGATCCGAGCCACGATTTCAGCGCGCCGATATCCTCGTACTTGCCGCCGCCGTATTCCCTGCCCCATTCCTCCAAGCGGTTTTCGAGGTCGCGATTGCGGCGGGTCATGCAGCCTCCGGCAGTTCGGTTATTTCGACCACGACACCGCCGTCGTTCTGCTTCACCGGCCCGCGGATCAGGTGCAGGTCGTCGATCTGGCTGTCATCGCGGTAGACGCCGGCATGCATCAGCGCATCGAGGACGGCTTTCGCACTGTTGTCGATGTCGCGCCGGCGACGGTCGGGCGGCGTCAGATGGATCGTCATGGCGAGGCGTGATTCGATCTGCGTTTCGCGGCCGAGCTCGAACAGCGCGAGCGCTCGGACGGCTTTGCGGTACTCGCGCCCATCCGCGGCCAGCAGAACGCGTCCGGCCATCGGCCCCTTGCGGATCGAGCGCCAGATGCGGTTGACGCTTGGGGGCCAGGGGAGGGAAAGGCGGATCATTTCGCCTCCCGTTTCGGATACCAACCGTCGATTGTTTGATCGACGAGACGCGCCAACTTAGACCTCTGCGTTCGTGACATTTTTTTAAGCAGCCGAGCAAGCTCTGCACCGTCCTCGTCGCCCTCGCTAATCGCATGCTGCTCTAACCATTCGTCGCAAAATGCGTCGGCATGGTTGCCATCGTCTAGCACTACATGCAGCGATCCCCATGCGCCAGCCCCACGTCCGAGCCTATAGGCAATGAACTTTCCTAAGACGTCAGGTAGGCAAATCTTCGGATCCATTACGCTGCCCTCCGCATTTCGTACCCTTCCGACGCCAGCCATGCGAGCGTGCGCAATACGCCTTCCGCGTGCGCGAGGCGCACATAGGCGCGGTCCATATCGGCATTCAACCTGATACGACCGTCGCACAAGTCGTGGCAATGCGCGCAGGCGAACGCTCCATTCGTGTCCGGCGGCTTCATCCCGACTCCGCACGTACCGGACAGGCGATAGTGGGCGAGTACGGTCGTCTCCCCTCCCCCATCGCAGCCGGGAAGGCGGACCATGCAGGGGCGACCCTTGGCGAGCGTCGAGAGTTTCAATTGTGGTAACTCACGCTGCCAATGATGCAGTTCGGGTTGGTGCACGCGCCCTCGGTGAACCATTCCAGCACCCAGTAATCCGTGCTCGGGGCAAGATTGCATTGCGAGCTCGGCGCGTTCGGCGTGCCTTTCCACGACACGAGATTGCTATCATCGGTCGGCACGTTCGCGGCGATGCACCCGGGCGTCGGCATGATCCCGAAGCGATCGACGATCTTCATCGTGACGTTCGGACCGGCGATATAGCTGGGGTTGGAGAAGTGCCCCACAAAGCTTGCGATGTTCGCGGGCGTCGTGAACTTGGAACAGGTGAATCCGTCCGGCGGGAATCCCTTCATGACGGGCGATGCGCCGCCGACACCGGGCCAATCGACGCGCGGCGCCGTCGTGTTGTTGTAGCCCCAAACGTTGTTCCAGTCGGTGATGTCGAGGAAGAACCGCTGAGGCGGGTACACGCCATAGCTCACAGACATGGTTTTGACGAGCTTGCGACCGGGGACGAAACACGGACCGTCGAAACCGTTGGAGAAAATGCCATCCGTTGCGCTGAGTGAGGCGAGAAGGATCAGGGAGGTGATCATTTCGCCTCCCAATCTACGCAGCCGTAATCGTCCTTGACGCAAATGGCGGCAAAGTACCCGCTATAGTCCATCGGCTGCGCGCGCGCCGTCGCCGCATCTGCAAAATAGCGTAAGCACGGCTTGAACTCAGCCGAGGACGGCCTGACGCAGGCTATGCGGTTGTCTTTGCATATTTCGTCAATGCGTTCGTCATTGTCGCCGAAATACTTGCAGGTCCCGCACGTGTTCATGCCGCCATCCTTTGCTCGGGGTCGGGCACATAGATGCCCATCTGCGCCATGCGCTGTTGGATTTGTGCGACGAACTCGGAAAACTCCGCGGTGTTCATCTTCGATGATCGGCGAACAGGCTTCATGCGCTTGCGCCCGAATCCTTCGATCACCTCCCATCCGTAGATTTCGCCGAGGAAGTATTCGTGTAGGTCTTCCGCCGTCCAGCCGCGAAGTTGTTCACCGCCGGCTGCGATGATCGACGGGTAGACGCCGCCCCACAGGTAGCGATTCTGATCGTCGCTGCGCTTGCGCTTGTTCTCGGCAATCTCGATCTTCCATGCGCGATCGGATGGGAGACTTTTGATGACCTGGCACGCGCGGTCCGCGGTTCCGACTGCGCACATGCGGGGGAGGATGATGGTTTGGTTCATGGCTTCACCTCAAACTGCACCACGCGCCCAAACATCCCTTCCGCCTTCAACTGCTCGCACAGGCGATAGAACTCAGGCGACCACTGGCGCATGCGCTCGCGGTTTGCGGCTGCGAGAGCTTCGCGTTCG